TCCAATGATCAGGAGGACTTCAATAAGAAGTTCCCGATGGAATACATGGACAATCTGACCGGATATGTAAGAAAACCTTACATTTACTTGATAGACTGGCAAACAGTGATGAAAGAGTATGACGGTATAATCATAGCTCCCTATCAATGGAGCTGTAGATTGATGAATCAAACAACAAGTTGGTATTACGGATGGGACTGTGCGAGTGGCTGTATTTGGAACATTAGTGCTGTTAGGTCTTTTACTCTTCAGCCTAGACTGGTGGAAACTCAGGAATGCCAGGCGGAGGGAATTCAGACGGATTCACGATCAGCGGTGTGTTGCCTGCAAGGGTAAATTGACCCCCAGATATGTAGGCGTTATAGCTCCTACCGTCAATAGGGAGTCCATTAGCGTCGTAAAGCTGAAATGTGTCTGCGGTTGCTTGCTGTACGTAGAACAGACGGTTGTTAAGCTGTTGCATCCCTGTAGCAAGTGCGAGGGGCATATAGATGAATTGGGTTGTTCTAACTGCTTGGCCGTTTTCAAAGCCATGAGCTGTTAAAGTCACGACGATAGGAAGCGTTGCTGTAATCGCTTCTGGAACCTTCTGACGGTATGTGAAGTGAGATAGTGAGGTATCAGGATTGTTCGGATATGGAGATGGCGGCTGCTCATCAATGAAATCATATAACGGGCTAGCTGGATCTTGTGGATTTGGCCCACTTCCTGGAGTTTGAGGCATGAACATTCCTAAATAAAGACTTTACATAAATTCATACTACTGCGAAAAGTAAAGAAAAACAAGTCAATTCATAAGGATGCTATTATGGCCAAAGGCGAATACGAAAAGTCTATCAGAATTTCAGCTAAACCTGCTAAGAAATCAGGCCCTATGGTCTCTTTCGTAGAAGGTGCGAAACAATCAAAGGTTACGAAGCCTAAGAGTCTCACGCCCCTTAAAGCTGCCTCTTCTCGCAAGAAGTAGTTCAGCCTTTTTAGCGTACACTCTTCCCGCTCCCCAGATAAAGAGTACTCCCTCTTTCCTGCACGTATCCTCTAGGAAATCTCTTGCTAATGCTTCTATATACTCTCTTTCGTCGAATATGGTTCTGGGTATGTACTTTCCTTGAGTCACGGAACCGTCGTTAAAGAACATCTGTGCCCAAACCTTCACTTCTTCTGTCATCCCTGGAATCATTTGAAAGTAGTTTAGCATAGGGGTTGACACTCTTTTGTTGCATCTGCAATCTGTGCAGTGCTCTCCACAATTATCACATTCTCCGCTCATTTCTCCCCCTTTAAAACTGATTCAAAAATCATTTCAAACATTTTAAGTACTTGTTTTTTTTCTAGATTCATATGAGTAAAAAGAGCTGCAAAGTGCATACATAATCCAATTGCTTCAGGTGGATTAATATCGTTTAACTGAAAGAATTCTCTCATCAAAGATATTTTCTTTGAATGTTCTAAATACTTATCTTGAGTGTATTCCATCACTTCTCAAATCCTAGGTTAATTACTTTAAAGCTAATTGGCTTATGTCCTTCAAGATTCTCTTGAGATCTTATGACTACACCCTCTCTCTGCTTACCATTGGAGTACACACCTTCTCCTCGGAGCTCAAGTCCATCTCGTATGAAACGGTGTCCCCACTCTATGACTCTCACCATTGGGAATTTCAGCTGAATGCTGAGCTCTCTGAGTTCAGTAAAGGTGAAATATCTCTTGTTGAAGATGTTGTATGCCGAGAACATGAAGCCATCAATGTCCTTCAGTCCCATTGGATTACTCTGGATTCCAGGGCCACATGTCTCCCATTGAATAGCAACTCCCTCAGGCAAGTTCTCTTCAAGCTTGTACTTTTCAGCGACTTTCCAGTAGCCATTGTCAGGATTTCTGACCAATTCCAGGTTCCTAGAGCAAATGCCGAATTCTCCTTTCCAACGATATGCAGTCGTTGAGGAGCCATCGGCTTTCTCTGTCATGTACCATGCTTTGTCAACCAAAGCGTCAACCAGCTCGGGATATCTCTGGTAGTTGAGCTCGTCGGTCTTTGGGATGAATTCTGGGAAGTATCCCTTAGCGTTTCCTTGAAGATGAGCCGGAACAGGCTTGTGATACTTGGTGACTCCGAAGAATAGAGTCATGTCATCTCCAACCTCGCGACCTTCTCGGTACGGTTCAGGAATCGGCATGATGAGCACCTCACTTGGTGCTGCTTTGAATCTACGCATCTTGACTCGCCAACCGCTCGCTTCCATGAATTTCATCCCTTCATTGGGAGGAATTAGAGAATCTGGTAGGTAGACATCACATAGGCTGCCTATCTCAAACTGATCTTTCTTGACGATGCCTTTCCACTTTCCACCTGCTCCGCAAACTACTGTCGCTGAGACAATGAAGTCAGCTGTAGGGATTGGTTCTAGAGCAACTATCTTGCCCACATAGACAAGTTTCGCACTCTCAAGAACAGTGAATGGTGCGGGTTCAAACGATGGGTAAGTTTCAAAGCTCATTTTTATCCTCTAACGCTACCAGTTTCTTGGTTGTATTGTGTGTCCTATTGCCTTTGCAATACGGACACCTTTTGTTATTCCTACATGACCTATCAAAAGACTTTGATCCACGGTAAGGCTTTCTATGCTCCTTCTTGGATTCAATCGCTTTCTCTAGGCCCATGCTAGTCCTTATATGGGTCAAATTCGCGTTCATCTGCCATACAAACGCCTATCGGGGTTAAGGTGTGTAGAATGTTGACTGTAGCCTTATGAGCGTCTAGAACCTGTTCTATTCGCTTGTATGCATAGGGTGATTCGTCAAGTCCACCCCCGCGAAGCTCAACGGCAGCGGTACGCATCCACTGGTCGTGATCAGGGCGTTTGACGAGTCCTTCGGTAAGTTGTCTACCAGTCTTTCTGCATGTCTTTCCTTTTGCTTGAGTTCTTCCCATAGCACGGCCCGCTCCATGGATGGTAGAATACAACGCAGCTTGCGATTCAGGCTCTTGGACTCCTTCGAGGATGACAGATATATCTCCCATAGATCCCCCAACAAAGCCTTTTTGACCTGGAAAGGCCGGAGTTGCTCCCTTGCGAACCACCCAAAGATCTTTACCGAAATGGTTTTCTCTCCAAGCAAAGTTATGGTGATTATGGATTTGTTCAACAACATTTGCTCGTAGTATTCTGGCCACCCTTTCACATACCCAATCTCGCCCTGCATAAGCGTAGCGACCAGCAAGTTCCATACATGCAAGATATTGCTGTCCAAGGTCTGAAGACTCATCAAATATGACCGGCTCGGCATGTACTCCATCTTTTCCTCCTCCTGCTTTTACATAGTGCGTCGCAATAGAATGACCGAGACCTCTACTACCAAAATGCACACCAACCCAAACACGATTAAGCTCGTCCACGAAGATATCCACGTAGTGATTACCACCCCCAACAGTACCCAGCTGATCGCGTGCTTTATCTTTGAGCCCTTTGAGGATGTCCAATTCTACCCAGAGAGGTTCATCAAACAATTCATGATCAACTTTCTCACTGTTCCTTCTCCCCATCCCGAAGCTTATGTGCTTCTGGATCTCATTCATTGTCCTATAAATATTTCCTTTGACTGCACTAGCATCCACATCAAGAAGCACAGCTTTGTTCCCGCAAGCGATATCAAAACCCACACCATTGACGTTGATAGCTCTATCGTAAGCAACCACACCGCCAACAGGCACGCTGTATCCGATGTGGTGGTCAGCCATAAGAGCCACATATTCAGGTTTTTTAACATAATTCATTACCGCCTTCATTTGTTGCACTGCTTCAGGCAACGGTTCGCCCCACACGGGGACGTTATCAATCATCTTCATCTTCTTTCTCCTCGGGGATTGGCCCCTCATGGATTGCCTGTACATATACGCCATGTTCGGAGTAGTCTCCCATATGGCTTTCCCATATCCAGGCTGCTGCCTCTTTATCCGTGATCTCAATCTGTATCGTCAGCACTCTTCCCATGTCTAGCCAGCCATTTTCTACGGTTTCTAGTCTTACAATCGCACCAGTATTTCCCTTCCCAGTGCCCATCTTCCGGATGAGGCTTTTTACGCCTCAAATCCTTCTTGCTCATCTGTCTTCTAGTCTGTCTACTCTTTCTTTCAGACATTTTATTTCCTTATAAATCCGATATGGGTTGTATTGACATACTTCGGGCCCATGTTGGTATAATAAATAAATAAATATTCCTAACAATAAAGCAATAAACATTCTCATTTGACCTCAAAGAAAGGAATTGCTCCGGAAGTGACATGAGGAAGCTTACCGTCCCATTTCTGGACGCTTTGCCATTGAATAAGTTCTAGAGTGACTGATTTTGCGAGTACAAGATTGGCTTTGGCCTCTGATTCGGCTTGAAGAATGGCACATTTTGCCTGACCTTCGGCCTTGGCAATCTGTTTCTTCGCCTCTGCTTCGGCCTCACGCAGCTCGTTTTCGCGCTGTTGAGCCCTTTGCATGGCTTCAATCTTAGCATTGAGAGCTGCAATGACGTTTGTGGGAAAGTGAAACCTTCCAATGAGATAAATACGTGAGAGTACGATACCGATTTGTTCGAAATCAGCTCGCACGTGTTCTTCCACGTCCTTAAAAAAGCATTCTTTTCCGGAATACAGATCTTCAATGCATGTTTTAGATGCACTTTTGTTGATTGCGTCCCGTATGTAGTTTCTTATGAATACATGGGTGATCTCATCCATCCCACGACGATATTTCTGGAATATCTTCGGGATAGCATCAGGTCTAAGGTGGTACGTGATTCCGATATCAGCATGTACAGCCATCCCCTCAGATGTCTGAAAGCTGAATCCTTCACGTTCACCTTCCCATGTATCGTTCTGCTCAAAGATGGGAAACTGATAAACAGTCTTCCACGGAGCAATCCAGTGCATTCCCACATGCAGCTCTTTCGACTCTACGCCCTTAGAGTCTCCGAGCATGTCAATCACCACACCGACATAGCCTGGACTGATCATCTTGAAGAACATACACCATGTTGCAAACACCACTAAGCAACAAAGTAAAGCTACTTTAAACCTAAGTGCCAATTTTAGCAACAACATTCCAACCGATTCTTTCGGTTCACCCTTGTAGTACACCATCTTATGCTCCAAAATTACAGCATGTTTATATTGCGGCCGGTGATGAGTTCGAGTCACCATTTCTTAGCACTTGGAGTCCTAAGCGTCCTACCTTAGACGAACCAGCCATACGGGCTATGATGGAATTGAACCATCGCTTCATCCGTGACAGGGATGCGTGACTACCACTGCACTAATAACCCAAACGAGGGAAGTGGGATTCGAACCCACGGTATTTCTACTACAATGCGATCGGTAACGGGTTGCGTCCACCACTACACTGCTGCTTTCAGCCACTCAGCCATCCCCTCAAAAGAGTGCGCGGGTTGTATCGCATATCTCATCCCTTACGGGCCACTCATTGCTTGCTGTAGGACTCGAACCCACCACCTGTTGAGTACAAAACAACCGCTCTACCAGATGAGCTAAGCAAGCGTATCACGCCATACTTTAACCATCGCCGGTAGATCTTCGCCTAGGACTCCAGACTCTTTAAGCTGTAGCTTATCAGAGTGCAGGTGATTCCAGGTCTCCATGACATTCAGTGCCTGATCAAGCTCGCGGTAGTACTCACCGAAAGCCCAACGAGAGAACTCTTCAAGTTCTGCATCATCAGGAATGTACTCATGGAAGAACTCTTTTACCGTGCTCATTAGTCTACCCTCTGCTCTTCTACTGATACTCCAGGAACTGCCTGAGTCACTGGAACAGGTTTGTTTATAGGACTGACCAGGAGCATATGATTGTCATTTCCCTGCATAGCCATCCCTTCTACCTGAACGAACAATAATGATGGCCATAGCTTTCCTAGGATAGACATGGTCATCTCATCTGCCATGAGCAGATACTGTTTAGGTTTTTGCACTGGAGCTTCTACAGCCGGTGCTTGTTTCAATTCTTCACTCATCGTCTCCCCCATCACTCTCTTCCTGTGGTTCTCTACCAGTTTTTTGCAGTAACGCATCCAACTTCTCACGCACTACCTCGTTTTGTTTGTGCACCGTCAGGAACTTATCCATGTAGTAGAGTAAGCTCGGGAGAGTCTCTTCCACTTCCTTGGCATAGTTCTTAAGTGCTGTTTTATAAACAACCTCTAGATCTTGTAGTTCTTCTTGAAACATTGTTTTCTCCTTTCCAACATTAAAACCTTCGTAATACTTACTTCGTTCTATCATCTGCTCGCGGAAATACTTAGCCCAAATCTTTGAACCATTGATATACTTTCTCTCCAAGTCTCGGCAGTCAATCTTCCATTTGTAGGTGGGCATCTCGTTCTCCGTAGTAAAGATTTTTTTATACTAGCTTTCAGGGATTTTTAGCAAAAGAGAAAAGTTAAAGAGATACACAAATCCCTACATAAAGTCTCGCCAAGACATGCCTAAGCAATCCATACAATAATATCCACAGGGACATCCCTCGTCCTCGTCTGGCTCTTCATCTTCATCATAGTAGTCATCACGATCCCAATCGCAATCATCACAGTCTTCTTCATCCACCTCTAGCCCTCAAAATAAATCTTTACATCCCATTACCCCTTTTATAAAGTAATTATTTTACAGACAAGAAGAAAGTGTCACTCAATACGCCTATACAGGAAAAATCATGTACGAAATTGCAGAATTAGAAAAGACGTTCAAGGAACATCATAAGAGAAGCGTCAAGCTCAATAAGAAGCTAATCAAGGACTTCAAAGCCAATAATCCAGGTGAGCCTATCCCAGATCCATTCAATGATGATTTTAGCCTACCGCTTGCCTTAGCAGCGATATGCAAGTCAATACAAGATCTTAAGAAGGGAGCTTAATATGGAACCAGATGTAGCTTGTTTTGCTGAGCATGTAATAAAGCACTATGCAAAGAGAAAGGTCATCACCGTTTCGTGCTATATACACTGTGATAAGAAGATTACTCTTTCCATGGAATTACCTAGAGAATGCGTGATAAGTGTAGAAGACGAATCTCTGAATCATGCAATGGTAATCCTAGGCCATGGACTTAAGGGAATCTATTCTACCTATTCAAGACATAACGTATTCACAGAACCCGAACTCATCATCAAGCCTGATAACATGACTATAGGTGTTAAAATAGGAATCCTTAGCAAAGAGAAGTGGAAAAAGATTAAGGTTACCTAACTCGTCTCATAGACAAAGGGCTAACTTAAACCCCCGAATTGCCTAACTAAAGTTAGGGTGAGTAAGGTAACCTTAAAAATCTGGGTAAATTTTTTTTGACGTGACTGTGCACTGGGAACGCATTGTTTCCTAGACTTACTATACATTTTTTGAGTAATTATAGGTAGTAATTTTTTTGGTAGGATCTATTAGGAAATAGTAAGGAAAAGGTGTAAATAGTTTACTTAGTTGAGAAAGTGAGGTCTCAATGAAACATACGTGGAGATATAGATATATAAGGTACCGGTACTGATTAAGGTCATACCCCCACCCTCTTTTCTATGCTTTCCTTGGCTGGTTCCATACCTTCGTTCCCACATGTTCATGCAGTTACCTAAGTAAAGCTTGTTTATGTTAGTGATTACCGAGTGAGTAGATGATAGCCTATGCCTTAGGCTGCTTGGAGATGATGAAGTCAAAGGCTGCTGTTGCTATGTCCTTAGCTGCATTCTTAGCTTCATCCTGGTCATAACCTCTGCTCTTACCTTGTGTCTTAAGCAAGAAGAGCTGAAGGGTTGTATCGTTTGATTCCATTGCTCTATCAAAGCATGACTGCTCTAGTTGATCTAGTTGACGTTCTCTAGCATCCTTTAGAGCTTCTTGAAGATCCTTATCTGCATCGCATCTACGTCTTATGCAACCTCTAGTAGTACCCATGATATCGGCTACTCTAGCTAGGTTACCATGTTCTTTAGCGATGAGATCAAGCATTGTATTTTTATCAAGTGGTACCCCTGGCCTAGGCTGTTTAGCTTTCTCGCCTCGTCTGTTACCTTTCTTTATGCTTGGGAAACCTGCCATAGTGGGCTACTCTTTCTTTGTTTAGTTACCTAGCTAACTTAAGATACTAGGCCGCCTAGAGCCGGCGGGTGGCTATGTTCAAGACTGATTATAACCGCATAATGAATCCGACCCTATTTTGGTGTCAAGTCTTTATTTTAATCCTCTATGAGAAATGCTAGAAAAGTGAAAGCAAAGTTCTTTTGTGTTGCGGTTAATCCTTAAAGAGTGATATAGTTCTGTACATACAACGCCAACAAGGAGAAAGTAAATGAAGACACAAGAAACAACCACAACGAACCTAGCGGATTTTGGATCACGTGAGAGATGGATGCTAGTAGAGCTATTGACCGCATGGGATAAGCAAGGACTACCTGATAACTTCTACGATGAAGAAGTTGTACCGATGATGAATCGTAATAGCGGCAATGTGTTCCTAACCAACAGCGAGTTTCAAGTAGCTATGTTGAATGATAACAAGCTTGAGATGTGGCATAGCTGCCCCAATTGTGGGCATGAAGGCTTTAGCGAAGATTGTCAGATCAACGAAGATAACGAATGCAACGAATGTTGCGAGGGGGAATAAATGAGCGTATCAGAACTAATGACAAAGAATAGATCCGAAGAGATGAAGGCTATTTGCCGATTCATAGATACATGCGACTTTGAAGAGTTGGCCAAGATAGTTGAAGAGATCAGATGCTGCCATGATTGCTTATTTGCATTCAATGCAGAAACTGGCCTATTCGCTAAGATTGATAGTATATGCCTAAATGGTGAAGCAATTCAAATGAACGTAGAGAAAGGAGAATAATCATGGATATCACAGTAATTATGACAGGGATAGGAACAGCTACCGCAATCATTGGGGCTAATGTAGCCCTGATTTCTTGGTTGCGCTCCGATATGAAATCTTTTGAGACCGAGGTAAGAGGTTGGAGAGAGGACATAAACAAGGAAATGAAGGACTTTCACGGCAAATTATGCACGCTTGAGGAGAAAAACCGTGTTAAATCCCCAAGTTAAAGAGATCTTGCTTAAAAACTGGGGTGAGAAAGCGGATTCAATGAACTGTTATTGCGAAGTAAAGTTTATTGATCCGCTATCTTCATGGGCATGTTACATATACGCTATGAATCCTAAAGACGAGGATGAAATAGCGTGTATGGTTTATGACCATGGAGAGGTAGAGGTTTGCGATTGGTCAATGAAAGAACTAATGCTTACCTACAACCGTGAGGGAGAATACCCCGAAATAGATCATGAATACAGGCGCAAGAGGGCCTCAGAGCTGTTTAAAAAGTTAAACGAGGAAATATGACACCTGAAGAGATTCAAGAGATTAGACACAAGCTATGCGTTTCGCAAGAGAAGTTTGCACAGCTATTGGGCACAACTGTTGTGACTGTAAACCGATGGGAGAATGGTAAAACTACACCATCAAGATTATACATCAAAGAGCTTAAGGAGCTAAGAAACAATCATGGATCATACGTTTGTAGACGAGAAGAACTTAAAGACGCTTGAAGATTACGCGGTATTCCTAACAAGCGGCATGTTAACTTTGATGACTCTACAAAACTTGCAAGTGCGAGCTTTAGAGATTGGCATCATGAAAGAAGATCATGCAGAGAGAGCAAATACGATCATATGGGATCTGCGAAGGCTTATGAAACAATATCAAACGCAGACAGAACAAGTTTTAGAGATGCTTCCAGATGATTTCAACCATGAAGCCATCATAGAGAAATTGAAACAAGGCGAGCTAAAGAAAGCCCGTTCAATGACTAGAAAGCCTAAGGAGAAATGATATGAGATACGTAATATTTAGCCGAGTTTCTACTAATTTACAGCTTGACGAGAGTCAATTATTCATGTGCCGAGAGTATATCAAAGGCATAAAGAAAGAAGGTGATGAGATCATAGAGTTTAATGAGCCTCCAACCTCCACGCGCTTGAAAATGGATAAAAGACCAGTTCTTCAATCTCTATTTGAATTCCTAAAACCTGGGGATAATCTAGTAGTATTTTGCCTAACGCGATTAGCTAGAACCGGAACAGAGATAGTGAAGATCTACGAGGAGCAAGTGACTAATAAAAAGGTCATTCTTCACTCTCTAGGACAACCCAAAGTTGATAAGAATTTCATTCACATCTACGCTATGATGGGCGAGATGGCTAGAGATACTATAAGCAACAACACAAAAGCTGGGCTCAAAAGCAAGCAAGCTCAGATGCAAAAAGTTGGGACAACTTGGTACGGCTATAAAACCGACGAATCTAAATTGCAACTAGAGAGAGAAAGATGTCATTCCTTCAAAAAACCCTACCTTCTGATTCCAGAAGAAGATGAGCAGAGCCAAGTGAACCTAATGGTGGAAATGCATCATCGTGGCTCAAGTTACGGTGAAATAGCGTCCGAACTTGAAACCAGAGGCTTTCGGAACCGTAAGGGTAATCTTGTGCAGAAAAGCACGGTATGGAGGGTTCTAAAACGTCTAGAAATGCAGAATCCAGCTCCCAGGGATTTAGCTTATGCGTAGTCTCGTGAATCCAGATAATGGTTTTAGGCTCGGGATGGTAAACTTTAAGACAGGGGCCAAGAGATACCTTTTGATCCCCTTGAATTACTATCCCATCCAAACAATCTAAGTAAAGTTTAATTAGATTGTCTACATCCGGTTTCTTATCGTGTTTTAGTCTTCCCGATTCGTATAGTTCTTTGTGTTTCTTGGGAATGCTATTCGGAATAGGCATGTGAAACAAAAAACTGATTCTCGGAAAAGCGATATCATTGCTAGTCCGAAAAGCCTCAAGAACGTGACGAATGAGACTCTTTTCCTTTGCTTTTGGGTCATAAGTGGTTACAAAACCTCTCCTATTTGAGTGTTTCATGCGAGCTTGAGGAACTGGAATACCAGGGATGATGATTTTCATTCACCCTCTGGTACTTTCTCATGTGGCATTCCCGTTACCTCAAAGTAAACGTGTGTACCGTCACCATCTTCTTGCTGGTACACACGAACAACTTCCCTACCATTACGGCCGAGTCTGTTTGCTTTCTTAACTATGTATTCCAGATCCTTAACACAGAGTTTTTCCGTGTAAGTGACTGCGTGTTCATTAAGCATAAATCCCCCTTAAAATGGTATTTCTTCATCCCCTACCACTGATGCTTTGTGCACCGACTTACCCTTTTCCCATGAACGGTCATCCAAGAACTTCTTAATGTCTTTCTCTAAGAAAGAACTATCTTGTAGGAAGCCTTCATAGTAAACCTTGCATCCGTCTTTCGTGACCGAAACGCTAGGTACACCCCAAAACTGGCCGCCATTCTTTGCCGACTTTCTCACGTATGCAACGCGATAGCGATCGTCAACGAGAAGGTAAACCATCTCTTTGGTGTATTGATCTTCTGGGAATTCTTCATGTGATACAAATTTGATATTGGACATAGTTTCTCCTGTTTATATAATTGTTGGTTTCCTTCTAGATTTATCTACAAATCCTATCTTTTGACCTGTACTAATTCGGTCATTCAAAGCTTCTCCGCAATACTTAGAGAAGTGCTCATCACTCAAATTGGTTGTGATGATAGTTCCTCTGTCACTCCATTGAGTGCGCTTGTCAATAAGCTCCATAAAGAAGCTCATGAATCCTGGGGGAATATCTCCCGTGCCAAAATCATCTATCACGAGTAGGTTACATTCTGTAACCGACTGAATGTAGTTGCTTGGCCTCTCGGTTTTGAAAGTATTCAACCAGTCGTATTGCATTTGTTTTTGGGTCGTGAACTTTGCCGACGAATGTTTGCGAGTGAAGTATTCACAAACGCCCAGACTGGCATAAGTCTTTCCATTTCCTTTGGTACCCTGCATAAGGATGATTCCCACTGGTTTAGTAGCAAACTTGAGTAGATAATCAACTTTAGCGGCAGACTGTTCGATTTTCTCAAACCTGACATCATGCTTCAGATCCCCGATATCGTTTAATTCGCAGAATAAGGCCCATTCTAGCGCACGTTTTGGTATTTGGGGGACAATACCCTCTGATGATGGAGATCGTTGCTTGGAGCCCTCGCAAACGCGTAAACAGAGCCATGCCTTTAATCCCTTCTCCAAAGTGTACAACCCAAACTCTTCGCTACCACAAAAAGGGCAGCAAAACTCATTGGCCCGAGCTGGGGGATCAATGGGCTCGTATCCCTTTTGACTGAAGTAAAAGTGCACATAACAATCTTCCTTTTTGATGAACGCTTCTTTGAACTTCCCCAGCTCTTGTTGAAGGGTAGTCATAGGGCCCTCTTGTTCATTTCTTCCATGCATTCAAGAGCGGCTTTGTCATCGGAGCTAGCGGCGAACTTACGTTCTTTCTTGGGTTGCTCGGGTTTAGCGAGCATCTTCATCTCAAGCTGATCAAACTTCTCTCTTAAGTACTTAGCTGGATTTGGCTTGAACATCTTGTCTGCCCAGAAGGAATCGGCAAGAGCCCAGTTGAAAACATCCATGAAAAGCTCAGGATCTCTCTTGTCCAGCCGAAGAGCGAAATCTACTTCCGTGAGCATGGCTGATAAATTCTTAGGAGGAACGTAGTTAGGCTTGGTTCGGCTTAGAGAGTTGATCATCAAGTTTGCGATCTCTCTAGCCTTGGGAGAGAAGTCATTCTTCTCACGTTTAGGCTTTGAAGAATCTTTTAACTCAATCTCAGCAGCTTTAGCTGCGTCTTCTTTTTTAGGAGGTATAGGAGGAGTTTCTAAACTAGTACCTACACTTTGCTCTATATATAAGGAGGGGTTGGCAGTTTCCTGCCTGTCTGCCTGGCACTTTTCCGCCACGCAGGGTGGCACTTTTCCGCCAGTCTGCTTGGCACGCACTTCAGGTTTGAAATCTTCAGGAGGGACAACGGCCTTTATTACTCTATTCCTTCCGTCAAAGGAAACTTCCTGAATCCATCCAAGGTCACGCAATTTGTAGATGATCTCACGTAGCCTACGATCTTTAAGTCCAAAGAATTCACAAAGATATTCATTTGAGGCATAACAACCTCCTCGGTCGCGATCAAACAGAGAATGAATCTCAGCCCAAACGCACTTCTCTATACAGGAAAGTTTTGAAAGCCATATCTCTCTTGGAATCCAGATGCCTTTGAAATCGCGATTCATAGTGCACCTCCATGAGAAAGAATGTTGACGGGTAAAGCTTTATTAGCTAGAATAGGGATATTCATAAGTTAACCTTTTTTACTTGTGTTTTTAAATGCTCGGCGGCGTTGTAACTACCGAGCATTTTTTCTTTTCCGTGAGTACTCTTTGTAGTAGTCAGGGTATTTTTCCTTGAACTTGCGGCGGTATTCCGCAAATTTCTCTTTGTTTTTGGCGTAGTAATCAACCATGTAGGAGCGTTGCTCGTCGTTATCAACAAAACGATGCATCCAAGCTTTAGTTCGCTTTTGGTAGCGTACGTTCTTGCGGATGGTACAAGCCTTGCACTCACTGCGCCATTTTCCTTGGCACATGTAAAAGTCCATGTGTGAGATTTTGGCGCAGTTGCATTTACTACAGATCTTTAAATCATTACTGACCACAGAGACCTCCACAAAAGAATGACCCGAGAACGTCATCCTCTTTTCCATGCACTTTAACAACAATTAGGTGCGCGGTGTCGGTCGTGGTTATGAACCCATAATTCTCCAAGAGTTGGAGATAGGGATTATCAAGGATAGCTAGACCAAAGCAATGACAAGTGTTTTGAATCTCGCATAGATCAAGCCACAGCTTAGCAGCCGTTGTGCTTCTCTTAGCGATCATACAGAAACAATCGTCACAGCATAGTCCTGGCTTACTCATTTTCATCTAGAGCCGCCAGTGTCACCGAGATGCCCCCGTTGAATGGGTGCCATTCAAGCAGGTTCTCAAGGGCTAGTTTCTTGATTTGATTCTTGAACTTTGTCCAGCCTTCCGACATGTCAACTTCTACAAGTGACTTCGTAAAGAAGACAGTCCCCTCTTGATTTGCTCTATTGATGCACTGAAGGTACACCGAAAGAGACTCGGGGCAATGACGAGAAATCCTTTCCAGGACTTCTTGTGAGGTAATAGCGTATAAATCCATGTGTCTCCAAAGAAACTTTGCTATGGACTTATTTCCACTACCCCCGTATGATATCAGACATTCTGACGTGTCCTAGTCTATCATCGTTCGATTCTTGGAAGGAATCTAGGCGGTAGGTGGAAATAAATCCTAAAACTCCGAGGTTTATTCCTCGGAGCTTTTTTCGTTCAAAGTAAGTTTATTTTCCTGTTTTGTCAATTCTTTTTTCTTGTTAATAGCAACTCTATATGCTTTCTTTTCTGCTATAGCTCTCGGTACATCCAACTCTATCATGTCAAATACTTTCTTTAAAATAAATACTTGCATCTCATCTGATAGAGCCTGATCTTTCCACCAAGTCTTTCTAACTTTAGACTGATTACCTAGCCAAAATTCAGGCATTCTGATCCAAAGTTTTTCATTCTTGTAGATGCAAATGTCGCAAGAAACCATTAAGCCATAATGGTCTATAACAACTTCCCCGATGCGCCAAGCATCTGCATCAATACGAGCACTAACAACTATTGTCATAAAAATCACCTAAAAATTCAAAAAATAACTTGTCTTTCCCAAGCAAATAAACTAGTGTTGGGTTAAAATAAACATTTACATGCGGGTGCATATATGAAGGAAGTTTGGAAAGAAATTTGCCAAGGGATAGATATTAGAGTCCTCCTTGTCACTTTACTTTCAATCGCCTTTATAGCTGCTTTGGCCAGTGGACTGATATGTAGCTTTTCAGCTGCTAAACGTCAACAGGAATCAAGCATAGATCACCCTATTTTTAAACCAATTCAAACAAACTTTACACCGTGACTGAGAAAAATACTAGGGAAAATTATACAAGAGTGACAAGTGTTCTCTACCCCTTCTCGGGGCTTGAGAAGCTTGATGCTGAAATAGTGGCGCACGCCGCTGACAGAGGGACTAAAGTTCACAAGATCTGTGAAGGGATAATTCAAGGACTTGGCGAGCTCGGCGTTGATGATGAGACACGTCCATACGTTGAATCTTTCAAACTTTGGTGGGCAAAAGGCCATGAAGTTCTAATGATGGAAAAGCGTTTCTGGTGCGATGAGCTGAAGATCACTGGACAAGTAGACCTCATCCTCAATACCCCTGACGGGCTTGTAATCGTTGACTTAAAGACATCCAGTCAGCCCTCTAAGACATGGCCAGCACAAGGTTGTGCCTATGCCTACCTAGCTAAAAAAGCTGGTCACGATATTAAGAAGATCCAATTTTTACATCTACTCAAGACAGGCAAGGAAGCGAGGATACACGAGTATCCGGTAGACGATAGTTTTTTTTTCTCCATCTTCCGAGTGTGGCAACACTTTTACCAAAAGGATTAAGACATGGGAAAAGATCCGTTCAACGACCTAACACCCGTCATGCAGGCACGTTTAGACAAGTGGAAGCAAAACGTTTTACCTGTCAAAAGCGCAGATATCCTAAGGGGAAAATCGCTTGGAAGCCAAAGACAAGTGCGCGGCGATTATGGGGACGACATCAGGGACTTTGAGAAGAAAGATCAAGATGCTTGGGCTAGAGAGCTACAAAACAACCCAATATATAGGAACTACAGATGAGCCAAAATTTACCAGCGGTGAGGGTTCAGACCTCCCTAAGCATTCCAAATGAACATGAGATGATGGTGTATCACACCATGGCTGAACAAGCCGTCTCAAGCAAAATGTACAGAGGTATCGGAGAGAAAGCAGGTGTGATGATGATTATGCTTTCTGCAAGAGAGCTTGGGATTCCTCCTATGCAAGCTCTCAATGGTGGGATAAACATCATAAACGGTAAAGCGGAAATCTCCGCGAGAATGATGAGTGCCCTCATTAGAAAGGCGGGTCACGAGATTAAGATTAAAGAGATCTCCGATACTTCCTGTACTCTTATTGGAAAGAGAGCGGATTCAGGTGAGTCTGAAGAAGCATCTTTCACTGTTGCTGATGCCCAAAAAGCCAAGCTTGTGAAACCAGGCGGTGGATGGGAGAAGTGTCCTAAAGACATGTGCTTCGCTAGAGCCCTTTCTAGGCTCGCTAGGCAGCTATTTAGTGATGTCATAGGCATTGGGTACGTCGAAGGTGAGATCAAGGCTTCAGAGCACGATATAGTCGTTCCTGATGATATTCCTATGGAGATCAGCCATACCCCTGAAGAAGAAGAATCCCAGCTACAGAAACTACTAGAACTCTTTGATAAAGAAGATCGCTTTCTTGTAATGGAATACATGGAAGTGGTTATGAAACATTTTGGGTGGAATCGTGCCCAATGTGTCAATAAATTTCTTGAAGAGAAGTCGCTAATAGATAAGTTTAATGCTTGGAAGAGCAAGAGGAAAATAGCGTGATTCTAGACTTAGATGAAAGTATTGAATTATGCGACTGGTTAATTGCAAGAGGCTTGGGATTAGGCGAAGCCGCCCATGTTCTTGCTGACTTAGCAATGGGAGATACACTGTGTATTGCCCTGCTTAAGATGTTTAAACATAGACAAGCAATGATGGAGAAAATTCATGGTAAGAAACAAAGTCCTGATTGGGGCAATCCTATCACTCCTTAGCCTAACTGGCTGCACCTATTCTATTACAATGGTTCATACCGAAGGTACGGCCTCAGATGTAGTAGACGAAACAGCAACTAACACTCCTAGCACTAGCGTAAGCGTCCCAGTGAGTGTGGTTCCTAAACCATAGATCACTCTATGTTTTACGACGAGTTCACAGGCGAATATAGCTTCTTTCCTCCTACGGTTTCATTCCAGAAAGACGGTGATCTTTGGCATGAATTCAGAGAGTTTCATCAACAGAATCCGGAAGTATATCAGACCTTCAAAGAGAAGATTCTGAGTTCACTAGGACGTAGAAGACTCACTTCTTATGAAGTCCGAGAGAAGATGATCACCTGCAATAAGCACGAGAGTGTAGACAATAACCTGGCTCCCTACTACTTGAGAACGTTTCTTGAAGAGTTTCCGCAGTACTCTAAATTCTTCCGATTGAAGTGTCTTAAGAGTGGAAACCTATGAAAAACAAATGGAGTAATTATGCCCTTAAAGACGGGAAAGTCCAAAGCAGTTATCAGCGAGAATATAGCAACAGAAGTCCGAAGCGGGAAGCCCGTAAAGCAAGCGGCCGCGATAGCTTACAGCAAAGCGAGCAAGAGCAAAAGCCCCAAAAAGAAGTAGAGTTGGTCTACAGAGAGCCGACTCATTACCAAGTAAAAGTAGATCCTATCATCTTGACCGATGCGTGGATTGTAAATTTAAGAGGACAAGATGAAAAAAGTAGTGATAGCAAAGGGAAAAGAAGAGCCAGCAAAAGAAGTAAAGAAAGCTCATGAAAGTGCTGGGGGTTCTAATGTGGGAAAGTACAAGAAAGTGGCGAGCAAAGATTTCGCAGGTACAGCTGGTGGTGCACCTAAAGGGTCATATCCGATCAATACTGAGAAGAGAGCTAAAGCAGCACTTGCATATGCCCATAACGCTCCTAATCCAGCAGGCATTAAGGCTAAAGTTCACGCTAAGTATCCGTCCCTAGGGAAAAAAAGTAAGTAGTCAAAAAAACTTTGACTTGATATAGTGCCTCCTTAAAGGAGATTACTATGCTTAAAAGATTCCTGTTCGTATTCCTCTGTCTATTCTTCTCTGCGGCCTATTGCGTAGAGGTAGACAAAGAGCAATTCATAAACAAGACACATAAAGAAATCATTCAGACAGACGGTTATAAAGACGATCTGCGGTGTTCCCTAGACGCATACACATGGTATTATCTACAAGGGAAAGTGGCTGGTATCTTGGAGGCTAGACGTATCTTTGAGGAATGCGAGGTTAGGTCGCAGTCGTTACTGCTGTCCACGCAGTAGCTCCATCGGTGTTGATATAGGCACGGGTGGAGGTAGACGAGCCGTCTAATCTAGCATAATAAGAACCTTTTGCGGCTGTTACGCCTCCATTCGGGTCTCCGGTGCCTGACATAAAGTCAACACCTCCTGGGCCTACGCGGTATCGTGAAGTGGTTGCGCCTAGCTCTATGCGAGTAGGATAAATGCTGAGTCCGGTTACCGCTATCGTGCTAAAGACATTGATCTGCATATGGCTAGCGGCAGCTCCTGGAGTCACGTTATCCATGATCGCTGTGAAGCTAGTAGCGTTTATTTCCGTTCCGTCGGTTATTTGGATGAGCATATCATGGTTGTTGGCGAATCCAGCTCCTATGCTTGCAGGAACTGTTGCAGTCATATGCGATCTAATGGTTGTATTTCCAACGTTGAAGACGTTGCTCAAAGCTGTGACGTTTAAGACTGGGAAGACTCCAACTGCTGCGCTAAAGACCTGTGTGGCATTAGATACCAGAGATGTAAAAGATCCTGTATTTGGTGTTGTAGATCCTATAGGCGCAGGTTTTGCCATCATGAAGGCTATATTGCCTGACTGAAGAACTTGAGTAGTTCCGTAAGTGTTGTATTCAGATTGTGCCTGTGTGGCTAAAGTGACAATACCGATTTGAGAAGTTGTAGCAATCTGCGAGCTAACAAAGGCATTCGCTCCAAGTACGAAGTGGGCAGAGTTGTAATGAGAAACACCGTTCTTGGTAGCATTTGCGACAGAATCGCTGCCTGCTTGTTGAATCTCAATAGTGAAAGTATTCGCTGCAAGCGAGTCTGTTCTGATGACATTAGCTAGACCTGCGTTAGCGATCTGACCACCGGTAACGGTGATTAGACCTCCTGATGTTGCTACGACAGGGTTTGTTCCTGGAGCTGTAAAGGTGTCAACCATTATGGAGTCAAGGTTTCCTTGACCACTGCTAATAAGAGTCCAATAGCCTTGGTTGGATACGATCTTGGAGAGCATGTAAAGATCGCCTTCTGTACCTGTTGTGGGGTCTTTACTGACAGCCCAGACAGTACCGATGCTATAGAGGGTTCCGGTCTCCGGCTGACGATAGTCGGCTAGAGTAGGGATACGATTCCGAGTCACGAAGAACGTGATGTACTTGTTAGTTCCTACATGTTTTGTCGGAAGCTTTGGATTGAAGTTACCCATTATTTACCTTCACTTTAAGTTCTTCTATTTCGTTTTTAAGCTTTTTAACTTCATTCAATAACATCGGAATCAGCCAGAGATAACGGACTGTTTGTGCCATTCCTTTCTTATCGTATTGAACAAGCTCTGGGAATATATCATCTACCTCTTCTGCGATCAGACCGTATTGAGTCATCTTGGTTTCTTCATCTGAAACGCTGTCGGACTTCTTGAACTGGAAGGTTACTGGTCTAAGCTTATGAATGAGAGAAGACGTATCTCCCATGTCTACTATATTGTCTTTGAATCTCTTAGAGGATGTTGTAGTTCCCAACACATCTGATCCGTTCACTAAGACAGCTACTCCGGCAGCCGAAGTTTTTCCGTTTATACCGCAGATGACAGCCTTATTGACTTGCTGGTTTCCTGTTCCTGTTCCGTTACCGATTGTTAGAACGTTGGACTGACCTGTTGTACCTACGGAGTTTATGTCAATGTTGCTTGACTCTGAACCTGTGTAGTTAACCCCTGTCTGATCACCTACCCCGCAGTTGTAGCTGCCTGTGATCAAACTTTGATAGCATCCGTGACCTACTCCTGCGTTGTTTCCACCTGTGGTTACGGCTGTACAAAATTGGTATCCAATCCCGCAGTTTTTTGTTCCACTGGTTAAAGCTTTAAGTGAGTTCTGTCCAAAGCTTTGGTTGAATTGACCTGTTGCTGCAACTCTTCCTGCTCCAGTTCCGTAAACAGTATTATTGTTTCCGTCTGTGGCCAATAGAGTCATAGTGGTTGCTGTTCCACTGAATGTTGACGTTAGACTCATGCCAGTAGCTGTGAAAGTCACAGTTGAGCCTGTGACCGACCCAGTATCTCCGTTGATTGTGGTAATCCCAGAAGATGCAGCAGCAGCCCATGAAGGAATACCCGCAGCTAGAGTTAAGACGAATCCGTTGGTCGTAGCGGCAAGCTTTGAAAGAGTGTTTGATGCAGAGGCATACAAGATATCGCCAGTAGCATAGCTAGTTTGACCTGTACCGCCAAATGTTGGCCCTACTGCTGTACCTTGCCATACACCCGTTGCAATCGTTCCTAGCGTTGTTATGGAGGTCTGACCTACATAGGTAGCGGCTATGTCAATTTGAGGCGTTGTACCCCCGCTAGAAGTGATCCTATTGGCAGTTCCTGTTACTGATGTCACGCCCGTACCGGCTGGGGTAGCCCATGTGCCGTCTCCTCTCCAGAAAGTTGAGGCTGAAGCAGAAGTTCCACTATTAAGATGAGAGACCGCCAAGTTGCCTGTAACGTAGAGAGCCAAGTCAATGGCTGTTCCGTTCCAAACTCCGGTAGTTATTGTGCCAAGAGTAGTAATGGATGATTGACCGACATAAGAAGCCGAGATGTCTATCTGAGGAGTTGTTCCGCCAGTTGAAGTGATTCGGTTTAGAGTTCCTGTGACTGAAGTTACTCCAGTTCCAGCAGGTGTTGCCCAAGTCCCATCCCCTCGCCAGAATGTAGAAGCAGAGGCTGAGGTTCCAGAGTTCAAGTGAGAAACTGCTAGGTTTCCGGTGACGTATAAGGCTAGATCAATCGCAGTTCCGTTCCATACGCCTGTAGTGATTGTTCCTAGGGTAGTGATAGAGCTTTGTCCAACGTATGAGGCTGAAATATCTATTTGTGGGTTTTGTCCACCTGTAGAGGTTATTCGGTTGGCTGTTCCTGATACCGATAGAACTCCAAGACCTGAAGAGTTGAGTGTTACGAATCCGTTTGCGTCTACTGCAAATCCGGCTGAGTCAAAGTGAGAGACTCCGTTTGCACCAATTGTAGAGGCTGCTTGGTTTGAGCTTCTTTGTATTTGTATTGTATAAGTGTTTGCCGCGAGTGAGTTAGTGCGGATTACGTTTGCTGTGGTTCCAGCTGCAACTTGACCGCCTGTGACTGTGATTACGCTAGCTAAAGGAGTAACTGGGTTTGTTCCAGGAGCCGTGAAAGCATCCACTTGCATGTTGGTGTCGCCAGCTGTAGCATCTAGGGTCACAAATCCGTTTGCATCTACATCAAAGTCTCCAGTGTAGAACGATGCGATACCAGCACGTGTAGAACTAGTTGTTGCGAATGCTTGAGCTAGTTGAACTTGGTAGGTGATAGTATTTCCAGACCCAATAGACCTAAAAGGATTGGTTCCGGCTGTGACAACGGCACCTAGAAGCTCTAGGGTGTTAGCAATAGGGATTGCGAACCCGACGTTGGCGATGAAAAGTGTTGGGATCTCCGGATGGGTACCGATGACATCTATAATTCCTTCCTGACTCATTGAACCCTCTCTTTCAATCTTTCAATCAATGTATATACGTTTTCAAACTTCTTCTGATCGTAGCCTACTGCTTTCTTGAGAAGAGCTATCTCCTTTACTAAACCTATGAAGTCAATCTTGAACGCTTGAAAGTGATCTTCCATCTCTTTCTTTAGAGGCTTGAATTCCTCTACTGAAGGGATGTCTTTTCTAACACCTTCCAACTGATCAGCTGCATGAGCCTTTAGATCGCTTACGGCTTTCTGGAAGAAGTCATAGTTAGAACCCACTTCCTCCTGTAGAACTGCTAACTTTGCAAAGTGTGGATACGTAGCTTTGACGTGATCCTCTTTGGTAAGGAAGTGTTCTTGGAATTCATCCAATCGGAAGTCAAGATGGCTCTGTAGTTCAAGACATTTAGACTCTAGATCGCCTATCCTTTGGAAGAATTGGTCTAGCTTCTTTAGGACTTCTTGGTGAAGATTCTCAAAAGAGATCAACACTTGTTTTCTATCACTGTCGGCTTTGGCAATCACCTCTCCATGTCTCATGACAAGCGCATCCAATCCCTTAGAAAGAGCCTGAACCTGCTGGCTAGTCTGATACATTAAGTCCTGGTGATTCTTTATCTCCTGAGCGACTCTGATATCAACTTCTGATCTGTCCTTAAGCGTAAACGTCTTCAATGTACACAGCTCCGCTTACTGGTGCAGTTACTTGCTTAACATAGAACTGCGTCCCCTTAGCAATGACGAAGTTATCGTCTTTTCCAGGTACTAAGTTCGCTGTAAGGTCATACAACTTAAATGACCCTGCTGGTAAGAAGATTTGACCCGCAGCATTAGTGTTATCCGTGCTGAGGATCATGTCTCCCTGTGTCTTGTTGGTGAAACAGATGATTCGTGCTTCTTGAGTAAACGGAGTGCCTAAGGCTGCATATGCACCTGAGATGCCACCGAACGCTAAAGAGCGCAACGTATCAAAGTAAACTTTCTTTGCTGACATGTTGCTCTCCTTAGTTTATGACGATAAAGTTCATTACGATATCGGCAGTTGAAGTAGTTGCACCTGTTCCGTTTGTTACAACGATTGCAGAAGATCCCGCAGTGTTTGTAACGCTCTTGATTGACAAGGCAGCCCCTGTAGTTGCTCCACTCATAGAGTAGATAACTTGAGTTGTTGCACCTGTGATCGCTGAGTTTGTGATCGTCAATGTGAGATCAGCAGCAGCGGCAATACTTACAGTCGTGAATGTCGCTTGACCTGATCGTCCGTTTACAACTACTGGAGAAGCAGCAACACCTGAAGCAGCTGGTGAGTTGAACAAGAGTCCACTTCCGGCTGTTGATCCTACGAAGTTACCGTTCGTTGCTGTGATCGCACCGAGAGTAGCTGTAAGAGTTGTTGTGGCTGCGACTGATCCTGGGGCTATAACCGCTGAAGGCAAGCTGAATGTGATCGTGCTTCCTGCACCTGTTGATGTGATCTGGCTAGCTGTACCAAGAAGGTTGAAGTTACCAGAGGTTGGGGAAAGCGCGCCGCCTGATCCACCTGTGAGAGTAGCTATCAAAGCTGTTCCGGCAGTCACTGAGATTGTCAGTGTAGAACCTGAACCGGCTACTGCTACCGCACCTGAACCTATGATTGACATGGCTCCAGCTGTTGGGCTACGAGCTCCACCTGAGTTACCAGCAATCGTTGCTACGAGGGCTGTACCTGGAGTGATTGATCCTGTGAGAGTAGATCCTGAACCTGCGAAAGCCAAAGCTCCAGCACCTAGGATGTTAATGTTACCCAAAGTAGGAGAGAGCGCGCCGCCCGAGTTACCTGTAAGGGTTGTGATGTCTCCAGAAGAACTTGTCCCGAGAGAAATCCAGCTTCCAGATCCAGGCCACATAAAGGCTCCTGGGGTAGCTGTGTTTAGCCAAAGAGTACCCTTCACATAAGCTTTATCGCTTGACGTTGGGTTCCTTGTGGCTGTTTGTAAATCAGGTGGAAGGATAGCCCTAACACCCAGGTATTGTCTTGCTGCTCTAGATAGGGCCATAACCTCACTCCTGTGGTTTAAAGATTTTTCTTTACACTACCACGGGAGGTGTCAAAAGTATATAGAAATTCTTTGAATTTGACTTTTCCCTATGAAGAATGATATAGTGGGATACTAAAAATATATATACAATGATATGTAGGGGTAAAGATATGGCTTATATTTTGAGCGCATTAGCATGGGTATCTGGAATGGCTCTTCTATTCCAAGCTTGGTTTTGGATTAAGAGACAATTGGGAATGAAGATCTAATCTTCGTCCTCTTCGCCAGGTCTATACATCTGAAGATCATTAATGCCTTGTTTCCAGAAGTCATCAAGGCTTCCGTATTCATCTATGATTTCGCTTTCTAGAGTTGCGAAGTCTTTACCCATATTAGAGAATGAACCGTTGGCGGCATTCTTTAGAATGTTAGCATAAGTCTTACGAGCTACTGGACGAGTTAACGCCCAACCTCTGAAGTAATCAAACATAGGCTTAGCGGCTAAAGCTGCTACTCCTACCCCAGGAACTTTAGCTAGAACAAATCCAGCTAATGGGCCCCATTCACCTACCTTGAACTTATGCTTGGCAGAGTTGGCGTATTGAGTGGTAGCTTTCTGAGCTCTCTCCCCGTATTCGGCGATTTGACGAAGCTCTTTTACTCCATCTTCTCCAATGTCTTTGGTAAGTTGAGCTCTACTAGTTTTGTTGTTCAACACTTGGTTGAGTTTCTTAGCACTGAACTCCCCATTAGGGAATGCCTTAGCGATCAATCCTTCCGTTCTAGCAAGAGAGGCATTCTGAGCAAAGATTGTATTCGCTGCTTTATGCGCTTCTACTAGTTCTTTGCCTCCTTGTTTCTCAATGGTATTACGGACTCTGTCGTTCAGAAAGGCATACGTATTCTTCACTTCATCTTCAACGCCACTGTATTCTGCTTTCTTGTAGATTCCTTTTACGTTTGAATTGTAGTTCTTAGTCTGTTGTATCAGTTGTTCAGCACTTGCAGATTTTCCTTTAGCAGAAGAAGTTGATTCAATAGGATTTCCTTGTGCATCTAAAATCTGCTTACCCTTTTTAGCAGGAGCGGATAGCTTTCTCTTCTCTTCTTCTAAGATTCTAATAGACGCTTCTTGAGCAGTACTTGGAGAGGGAGCTAGGGATTTGATACGGGCAATCTCTCTATCAATGTCTGAGATTATCTCGCTGGTATCTATAGGAGTTTTGTGCTCTTTAGCTAACTTTGTAGCTACCTCATAAGCCTCATCCTCTAAGACTTCTAAGTCTTTACCTTGGCCACGCATCTTGCTTACAGGAATCTTTCCTTCAACGATCTTTTTAATGGCTTCATCAGTGGTCATTCCTAGGTCTTTTTCAAATGCTGCCTTACGGGATTTAGAAATCTTAGCACTAGATCCAGAAGTATCTTCTATCATGAACTCCATCAATGGTAGTCCATGTTTCTCCGCTACATCTATGATTCTCTTCTGCTCAGCTGTAAAAGTTCTAGCTGATTTCTCTAGAGTGGCTAGACCTCCAGTCACATCTCCAGCTAATTCAGATACAAACTCAGGAGCACCAGCTTCTCTAAGGGCTGCCGTTGTAGTTGCTCCGGCTATTCCAGCTTTTGCAGCCTTCCCCCATCCCTTTCCTCTGGTTAAACCAGCTAGAAAGAAAAGTTTATTGAAGAACTTTCCAGTCTTTGTTTTTGGTTCAGCAATGTTTGTCCCGAAGTTCTCATCTATCTTTCTCTCTAAAAGTTCTTGAGTAGGGATGAATTCTCCTTGCTGCATCACAGTCTGGATGTACTTGTTTCTGTCGAATGGTTTTCCAGCCTTGGCAAAGGCATCTTCTAGTTCATCAATATCAGTGAGACCTTCTCCTACCATAGCGATCTTTAGAACGTCTAGTGGCCATGTAAATGCTTGTCCTAATCCAGCAGCAGATTGCACTCCAGCCTCTTTAAGAGAATCCCACCAAGTTGCCTCTTCAGCTTCTTTAGACTTGGAGTATTCAGCCATATCAATGGTGCCCTCATATTGCTCGGCTTCATCAGCAGCTTGTCTCTGCTGACTGTATGCAGCCATGTCAATACCTTCGTCTTCTTCTTCAATGGGTAGGTTTTGTGCTGGTAGGCTCATTAGAAGTCTCTCCATTTTTTCTCTTTCAACGACTCAACTCTATCATTTGGAACTGCTCTGAAATCTCCTTTTGGAGTTTGCATCAAAGTCATTCCTCTAAACTTATCTGGGTTCTCTGCTTTGATGTTGATGTAATCAGAAGCTTTAACCAAGTTGTTGATCTTACCTATTAACTCTTGCTCTTTGGCTTCGACTTTTTCACCAACGACTTTAGAAATCTGAATATAGTTTGCATCACGGCCATAATGTTTGAGAGCCTCGTTTAATGTGTTGTTGTATACAGATTCTAATTCGTTGGTATATTCCATCTGTTTTAGAATCAGTCTTCTTCCTTGTTCATCATTTAACAATGAAGGTAATTGAGATTTGAACGTTCTAATATCAAAGTCAGATATCACGGAACCTAACTGAGCTTTGATACCTTCTAAGTACTGGTTAAGGTTCTTTACATAGAGAGCTGTCTGAGGATTCTGTTGCTTAGTCAAGGCAGCAGTAGGTCTGATATCCCCTGTATTCGGGTCAATAGTAATCAAGCGACCAAGACCATCAGGGAGATATTTCCCATCGTTGATCTCTGTCATCGTCTTAATTCTGTTGTTGTTATTAGTCAGAATCTTCTTAGAGTCAGTAGTCTCTTTGATAGCCTTACTATTCTCTTTTTGGTTCTCATTCTCCCAAGCAACTCTTTGATCGTAGTTCAGCAATTTAGGCAGTTCAGGTTCTGGCCAATCTTTCTCAGGAACAGGAGTTTTCGCTTTAGCGTCTTTCTTCTCTTGAGGAGTGATAGGATCATCTACGAATACAGGTCTTTCTCCTGTAGGAGCCGAAGCATCGGGTACTGTTACTGCGCTAGGTGCAGGAGAGGATTCAGGAGTTCCTTCAGGGATTGTAACTAATGGTGCACGAATCTTTCTTTCCTTAAGCTCTTTGTGTTCTCTAGCTAGGATTTGTTGAACGCCTGGCTTAGAGTCCAAATAGAAGTCGGCAATTTCTTCAGGCCAACCATCCTTAATCAAGTTGTCTTTCTGTCTAACCTTCTCTTCTTGAGTCAAGATTCCTTTGTTTACCTTAGCATTCAAAGCCTTGTCTCTTTCAGTGATAGTCTTTCTCATTTGATTCAAAGACTCTTGAGTTTGTAGTCTCTTAGAAGGAGAAACGTTGCTCTTCTCAAGATTCAACTGTAGATCTTCCCAAGCATTGGCATCCTCACGATTGGCTTTATAATCGTCTATGATCTTACCAATCTCTACTTGGTCGTTCTTATCTTTGAAACTCTTTCCTAATTTAGAGAAGAACTCTTCCACTCCAGTTGGTTCTGGCTGATTCTCTGTAGTATCTACAACTTGAACTTGTGGCATTTTCTTCTCCTATTTGAAGTAATTGGCTAGTTGTTCAGTCATCTCAGGAGTGATGGATTTCAAGACTGAGTTGATGTCAAATCCTCCACCAGTTCCAGCTGATTTATCATAGGCAAATGTTTGTCGGTTCTGAAGGTTTTCAACTGCTGATCGCTTAGCATTTCTAGCGTTGTTCTGTTCTCCATAGAGATATTCAGCTCTCTTACCGTTTAGGTTCTCTTGGATGTCTCTAGCTGTTTTAGCCAAAGCGTCTCCAGCATAGGAACTGTTTTGCAGTCCATTGCTTCGGAATTGTCCGGTGATCTCAGGAGCAAGTTTCTCTTGGAAGTTACGGTAAGCCGGATTGGCAATGTTCTTGTCAAACACCGCGTTGGCTTCTTCTGGATTGTAGTTGTAAAGATCAGCAAGTGGCCCTTTCCCAAGGATAGAGTCATGTTGTTGTTCATTCAACTGTTGTTGTCTTTTGTCTAGAGAAGAGACCTTCTTCTTCTTTTTCTTCTTGCTACCGAAAAGACCTGCTACTCCCCCGATAAGTCCACCAACTCCTGCTCCAATTGCTGTACCTACACCAGGGATTACAGAACCAATGGTTGCGCCAGTGGAAGCTCCACCGAGTGCTCCTTTTGCTCCACCTGTCCAATCTGCCATATAATCCTACCTTTGTTATCTAAGTTATCAAAGTCCACACAACAATATTTGGTGTAGTCCTGCTTGTCATTATCCATGCTTGATCTGTATCTGTTCTAACCGTAATGTCCCCAATTGAGAAGAACGAATTCCTCTGGTCGTTTGCAGATGGATCAGCTCCACTTACCACATCTTTTTTAATCCCCTGTGATAGAGCGTTAACTATGTCTGTATACATCTGTGACAATTGATTAGAAAGAGTAGGAGACAGTTCTTTAATCTCTGATCCAAAGTTCTTATAGACTGGAAGATTAAAACTCATACAAGTCTCCCTAATGGTTGGAATCCTGGCATCATAGCGTGAACTTGAATCTTAGCCCCTGCTTGGTTGTTTCTCATACGGAACTGCAAGAAACGAGATGTCTGGTTAATCCAAATCTTCACCCATTTCTTAGATCCTATCTCAGAAGCTAAGTTTGAGCAGTCTATCTGGTATTGGAAAGTTGGGACGCTATTAACATCAGAATCATTCGTAATCACGTCTATATCTAGAAGAGCCGGAACGGCTACGTCATTCTCATCGGTTAAGAGGGTGTCAGTAACGCTGACATAGAAGTAGATCCATCCACATCTGACTTTCTTGTCCATATCCACGAAAGGATTCAACTTTTTGCTTAACGCTTCAAACGGGATTGTTTTCGACGCGATACCGCCGCTTGTGTACGCACTAAAGCCAAGGGTTGGTATGTCTACATCAAAAACGTTCCAAGCCGTTTGTATGGCCTTTATGGCCCCTTGCTTGTGATTTGCCTGAATCATGCCATTTACGCCTTCGAAAACGATGTTGTCTCCGATCTCGTAGTTGTTCCAGTCAGTAGTGACTCTTAGCGTGTCAGAATCTATGACAGTCATGGCTCGGATTTTCTGAGGATTGTCTTCGGTCTGTGTATCGTTTAGTCTCCAGATCTCTCCCTTATGTCCACCGCCTATGGAAATCGGCGATCCCTTGTTGAAGGGGAAAGCATTCCAGTTCCCATACTTCTCCGCTAAGGCATCCCAAGAAGGAAATCCATTAGCAGCCGTGAGATCCGACCATAGTATAATGAATGAAATTTGGAAATTGCCCATGCAAGAAAGTGGTATGCGATAGACTGCATAATTGTCCTCTTCAAAGTTAATGACGAGAATACGATCTGACTCTCCATTCGTTAACAATGGAGGTCTAATAGTTCCTTCTGAGGGATAGATCATGTAAACATCTCTATCTTCATCCAAGAAACCAGAGAAGCATCTAAGGAATTGATCTGAACGAATGCTATTGAAGGCGAAGTCTGGAATGTTGTTGTCCATCCTATCAACTTGATAGCCATCAGATATGATCAGTCCTCTTGGGCTCGCGGCTAAAGTTCTGTTGAGGTAAGAGATTACGGAGAAGGCTGCGGCAGAGCCACGGCTTCCATCTATCTTCTCTAGAGTGAAAGGAGTTACATCATTACCTGTGTACTTCAGAATCCATGTAGCAGCTTCTGTGTAGAATAGAACGTCATCTCGGTTAAAAGCAGCTCCGAAAAACCAAGTATTATCTGGAATGTCAATGAACCCAGCTCCTGTAGCTGTATTGTCAAAGGTATCTGAGTTAATACCGGTTCCGGAGATGCGAATTCTTCTAGGGAACAAAACACCGGCTTCGATGGTTTGGAAGAGCACCAATCGGTCTCTTACGTTAAAAATCTGTCTGGCATTGAGGGTTCCACCTGCCCATACTTTTGTATAGGCAGCGATGGTAGTTCCATCGTATTGCTGGATTACATCCCCTACGACTCCATTGGCAAATAGAAGTCTTGGAACACTAGCGGGTGTAGCGTAGTTTACCCATGACCAAAAGTCTGTAGCTCCACCATTATATGTTCCAGCTGGGATGTCATCTAATCTGTCTGTAGCTGGGTTATATCGGTTCACAAATCTAGTATCTGCAACGATCAGCTCTCTGACGTTATTCGTTGGATAGAAGCTCATTACTCCCATGACTGGAAAACCTGGATGGTAGCTGTAGGTCAGAAGAACGGTAGAAGCAACAGCAGGAGCAAGAGTAAAAGTGACTGATACGGCTCCGGTTGTGTAGTTGATAGTTCCTGTTCCAGCACCTGTAAATCCTCCAACCCCATCATCTGTTAGCACTTGAGCTGGGTTATTGCCAGTTACAACGACTCTTCCTCGTGCGACGGGAGCAGTTAGAGTCCAAGTGTATGTTCTATTTACTCCATCAATCGCCCCAGTTGCAGGGGCAACGTTGGCAAGCTGATGAACCATTCGGCTCTCTGTGTATGTGGACTTTAGTCCATTGGCAAACCCAGAGTAACCATCTCTCTTAGTGGTCACTCCTCTATAGACAAAACCATCCAGAAGATCAACGAATGCATCATTTGGCAAAAGCCAAGGTTGAAGCTCTCTGTCGAATCCTGTTGAGTAGTTTGATATCAAAAAGGATTGATAGCTCATTATATTGATTCCACCATGATGTAATAACCAACTGTTCTAGCACTGCTATTGCCGTTAACTACTCTTATGTTTGAGCCGCTTATGGAGATATTAGGTCTACTTGAGTTAGGGCTTTCCTTAATCAAGTTGGTGTCTACGAAAGTGGTACCGGATTTGTAGAAGAGGTAGTATCGGTAGAAGTTTCCGGATGGGCTTATGTAGTTGACGAAGATCGTTCCCTGGCTGTTATTCGGGATCGTATAGATCGTTCCCGATGTAGCACTTCCCGCTAGAGCAACCGATCCGGTGACTTTAGTAGGAGCAGGAGCTATAGGGGTAATTTGATACTCTAGACCAGCATCATCCATGTAGAACAGATTCACTGCTCCACTGGCTGACTTGGCATACACACGTCCTGTAGCAGCCAAGACTCCAGATGGAGCTTGTTGCGTTAGATGAACCACGTTATGGTATCCATCATCAGCCGCAGCCGAGAGGTTAAATTGGTGATCAGCCCCTATGATCGTTTGCAATCTCGCATAGTTGGTTTGAGACTGCGTTGGAAATATTGACGGTGAGTCACTATTTAAGGGAATTGCAGCATTGAAAGTCATAGTTTCTCCTAAAAGTCTGGGGCTGTTCTTTGTGATTCATACTGGTTCCAAGTCCTTGCCAATACTTGCCCTCTGTATCGTCTGTATACCTGGAAAACCTCTTGGTACTTGTCCATCTCGCCGTAGTCGCTCAAGATGTCTAATGCCGCTCCATAGGCGAAATACCTAGTGAGATAAGCTACTGGAACGTTGGCAAGTATTGACCCCGAATTCGTGTTGGTTCCTCCAGAGAAGGAGTAGTCAATCTTGTAGGCTGAGATTCGGATGTTATATACCTGATCTGGTGGCCCACGAAATGTCAGCTCGTTGTTGTAATACAACACATAGGTTGGCATCTGAGGAGTGAAGACCTGCTCCCAAGGCCATCTCGCATAGAACTCTTTTGGGCTTAGATACCAGAAGAGAGGAAAGGAGGTTGTTGCTCCAGTAGTATAGGCAACATAGGCAGGAGCATTGATTGTGCTAAAACCTAACTCATCAAGATCAACAGGCAAAGGATCTACCGTATCCGGCCCGATAGCAAAATCCCACCAAGTTTCGTTCTGGAATATCCTCACTTCTTGAGGATGCTCTTGCTGGACGAAGGCATTCAGATAATCAAACATGATAGCGTCAGTGAAGGCAGGGTCGTTTTTATCAACCCTACCCGTAACGTTTCTTATGATCTGAATGACACTTGTACCGGATTGCGGTAAAACTGGCCCTGTTGTCATAATCTATTCCTATGCGTATTCAAGTACGTTACATGAGAATCTTGGTGTCTCACCCACTTGTTTTGTCTCTGTATGGACTACGTTTCCATGCTCTGTTTTTACTTCAGCGAAATCGGGTGTAGCCAATCCGTTTAAGAAGTTAATCACTGGCAATGGAAGCATGTATGTTCCACCTGACTTGAGTTGGCCTGTCCAATCAATGTCTTTGTTTCTTACACGAACCTTCAGTACGTTCTCGTGCTGTTGGAATCTGTGGAATTTGGTCTTGAATTTCTTGTAGTAAGATTCATCTGGAATCTTTACTTTCATCTTGTTTCTTTCGTGTAAACATAATCTGTTATGCTTACGAACGTGTGCATTGTAGACTTCAAAGTCTTCAATCTTTTCGAACTTGAACGTATCAAAGTCAAACGCCTCAGCTTTCTCTCTGCCTGGCAGTTCTCTTCCTTGAAGCATTGCTTGTTCAATTACTTCTGCATCTCTGTCTTTCTGAGTTCTCTTGCTCATAATTCCTCTTGTAAAAGTGGGTAGGGACAAAACGTCCCCACCCTATTGGTTTTAAGCTACATCGCCTAGGTTGTAATAAGCGTTGAACTTACTTGCTACGAAGTAGATAACGTCGTTATCTGCTCCCATCACTGAAGTACCTAACAGAAGTCTGTAGGTAACAGGAGCGTCTACGATTCCCAAAGATGGGCCAGTAATGGTGATTTGACCACCTGAGGCACTGTATGTGCTTACTACTGTCACTGGGATTCCATAGATGTCATACAACGCGAAGGTAGTAGCCGATAAAACGTCTACGACATAAGTGTTGTTGTTTAGCTCTTGTCCGATGTTTCCGGAAAGCTTAGTGATGATGACTCTGTCGCCGTCAGATAGCCCGTGAGCTACAGTGACAGTTACAACGCCAGGAGTCGCTGTTGTGATCCCTGAAATTGTGCGATGTTCGTCAGTAAATCCACCGGCTGTATTAGCAATCGTTACCCCGTTTGTTGTTTCCAACACGGAAGAAAGATCGGTAGTACCTCGGCTTATGATAAGAGCGTCCCCTGCGGGCATGTCTCTAAACCAAACACCCTGAAGGTTGTTTGCGTCTGTGCCAAACTTTGTGTAGTTGTACCACTCAAGTTTGTCGGCCTGCCATGGCAATATAAGATTGTAGGCAGCTCCAGCGGATTGTAAGTATCCACCGTATGTGTTCGTAACTTGTCCTAGCTGGACTGTTCCAGAAAAGACGTTAGAACTGTTTCCAATTGGTGCAGTCATGTTTTCCTCCTTAACCTTTTGTACTTCTTAAGTTTACACACCAGCTGTCATCAAGGATGACTGAGCCAAGACGGCCCTTCCAACCCATTGTCTGTCTTTGGTTCAATGGATCTTGTCCAGCTCCCAAAGGCTTGATGATCATCTCCATTGACTGGTCATCAATCATGATTCGTCCGTAAGCGTTAGCCGCGAACAGCATGTTTGAGTAAACAGGTGGGGATACAGCAGAATTCTTGTAAGCTTCTGAAGTCATTACAAGGCGAACTTCGTCGCAAGCTCCGAGCTCAGCTTCAAGTACAGACTGTTGACGTGGGTAGTCAGCTGTTGCCAAGAAGTTAGAGAGTTGCTTGAAGTCAGTTCTAAGATCGGTGGAAATAATCATCCAATAAGCCGCCCAAACTGGAGCAGTTCCGAAGGCATTAGTACCTTCTTGGTTGGGTGATAATTTTTTACCGTTGTTCTCAGTGACAAAGTCTACTGCGAGTTCAAGGTCAGTAGTTGTTACTTCAGTGATCGCATTGCCGTTTACCCCGTTAAGGCAGTCAATTTGAGCACTTGTAGCAACAAGCATGTTACGAACGATTTTGTCGTAAGTGGATGCCATGTTCTGTGCGAGCATGTCAGCAACTTCGTTCGCTGTCTGATCTTGTACAGTGATGATTACATCGTCACTAAGCTCAACGACTTTACCGTACTGAGAAACAGTCGCGGTGATGTCAAATTTAGTAACTTGTTCAGCATTGGGAGTAACACCCTCTGTGAGAGGTGTTAAAGCGTCTGCTAAGTTGTCGAATCTTCGGAAGATAGCGTTCTTGCTGTTCTTCTGAGGAATACGTCTCTCCTGAGCGAAATAGCCATAAACATAGTATGGCTGATGACGGTCAAGGAGTATGTTGTCGAAGAACAAGTTGACTTCTGGGTCTACTTGTACTGTCGTTGTGGTTCCTGCGGCCATTTTTATCTCCTAGTCAAAAAATGTTTTGACAAGAGCGGCAAAATTTTTTTATGCCTCGCCTCGGAGCACCTTCTGACGATATTCCCTAAACTCTTTCTTCCCCTGTATACTCTTCAGATATTCAGTACCGCTAGGCTGCGCAGACTTACCGACTTCCACCGGTGATCTGGGCTTATTAGCGTTATCTACTATCCGTTGAGCATCTGCTACTGCCGCCTTAGTCTTTGGCTTTTCAGCCACTAAGTGTAAGTAGTCATCAACGATTTCGTTGGCACGGGCCAAGCGGTTTACGGCGTTATCTAACGTCGCTGCTAGCCAAGGCTTCTTGTCCAAAATTGGTTTTAAATACGTGTTTATCTTTTGAACTGCCTCAGGATTCATGTCTTGGTAGACCTGCTCAAGAATCTCCCTCTTCGTGAGGGCTTTCTCTTCTCGGAAGGAAGACTTAGTAAGCAAAGCTTCTGGGTCTTCTTCTTCCTCTTCTTCAGTAGGAACATTTTTCTTCGCTAGAAGATCCTCGTACACTTTCGTGCGAGTCTCAAATTCTTGGCGCTTCCGACGTTCTGCCTGTAGAGCAGCTAGGGGAACCATCTTTGGTTCGTCCTGTGTTGCATCCTGTTGGGAGACCTCGGCTTGCTCGGAGACAGCGGCTTGGTCTTCTTGTTCTTCGTTACTCATATAACTCCCTTTTTTCTACCGTTACCTCGGTAGGAGGATTGTTGAACCCGTATTTCCGCCGGTTACACGGATGGACTTCCCAAGTGTGGGAAAACTTAACATGTCCCCTGGATGCATGATCCAGAGCAGAGTCTTTACCCCTCTTCTATTGTCCACTTCATAGACGAAGGACTCTTTGATGATTCCAGGCTTCTCAGCGCACGCCTGTAGAAACGGACGAACGATGTCTTTGCCTTTCTTCTTCTCAATCTTTGCCTTACCCAATACCCAATACTTATCCCGATGTTTGTTCTCATTCAGGATCTTTTCTAGCATGTGATTGAACTGGTCGGTTATCCCTTCCCGTACTCTTACATGTTCGTCCATCTGGTGTTTGGGTGAGGTAATTAGCATGGTTGGCCTCTGAGAGATTCCTTCCTTGCTTCTTCTTCCTTCGCACTCATTGCTTTCATGCGATCTGAGTTACCGTATCCAGGCCCGATTGCGGAACCTTTCTTCGGAACACTCATTGGATTTTGCTTGGTGCTGTATTCACCAAAAGCACTTGCTCCGGCAGATCCTTGTGGAGGCTGATAACCTGGGTTATTCTGACCACCATAAGTTTCCATACGGGGCATCATCTTGTTAGATGTAGACGTACCTTTTGCCATATGTTTTCCTATTGTTTAAGGGCTTGTGCCCGTTTCATGTCCTTCTGCAACTCAGCTTCTGCCTGTTGCTTCTCTTGCATCCGAATATCGGCTGCGAGCTTTAGTACCTCAACTAATCGCTTACGAGGTATATCTTCTATCTGCGCTATCGTTTTGGCGTTATCTAGGAACGCTTTAGCATGGTTCTGAGTAACCTCAGACTCCCTTTCTTTAGCCAATCCAATATCCGCAAGTACTCGTGCCCTACGCTCTTCAGCCAGAGCTGTGGACTGGTTAACAGCGGCCATATCAAGCAACTTCTGCATTTGCACAGCTTCTTGTTCGGCGGCGGCAGCTTGTTGAGCTGATTCTGCTTGTTGACGCATAACCTCATGCAACTTGGTGCTTCCTTGTAAAGGAGCCACTTCTAGGATGTCAGGCCATGGAATCGGAGCTCCGAGAGCCACGAGTTGAAGGAGTTGATAGTAATAAGCTTCTCTTTGAGTTGTGGTCTTGACTGCTTGTTTGATAGCGCAGTCATATTCTTCAAACTGACCGGACATGAACTCTTCGGTCGGTTCTTCGTTGATGATTCTTTGGATCTTTCCTACGGAATAGTTCTTCTGGATGCACTCTATGACTAGTTTCCCAAGATACTTTCGTGACTGCTCAAGATTGTCAAAGATCCCTCTGTTGCCTTTGAGGCCGTTTGAGGCTCTAACTTCTGCGAGCTTCCCTGACACCTGGCTGTCGCCAACGCTAGAAAGACCAAGCAGCTCGTCAGAAGCACCAGGGATCTCCATGATGTTTTTATCAATGATATCCTGATATTGCAGATAGCCAGGTGGGATGTTAGGAGGACTAATCTCCCTAATGTCAGCATTAACGTCATATCCCTCGTTGACCACGATTTGTTTACCCTGACCGGCCTGCATCAGCATGTTTGGATCTAGTACGGCACCGTTCTTAGTGATGTAACCGGTGTTAATAATTGATTCCATCAAATCTATTATTTGAGAATGCCTTCTATTATATTGTCGTTGCGCATCTCTAATAGACCTTACTATTCCTTGTATCTTTAATTCAAAAGTATCAATTAACGGTTCGTGATATAATAACACTGGAATAAAGGGGTAATTATCAAGGCCCGTTGGGTCGGGGCCAGTGTACAAAAGTTGACCCGATACGATGATGTTTAGCTCTACAGATCGCTTGTGAGAGGCTATAAGCTGTAGTCTAGGGCCAAGACCCTGCTCAGCACGTCTAGCAGCCTCTTCCTTGAGTTGAATGCGTAGAGCCCTCTCTGCGGCCTTATCTCCATCCCACTCCTCAGAAACGCCTGTTTCCATGTCCACAAGGTATCTTTGAACCTTGTTGATTCGTTTCCAGTACTGATCGTAGGTGCAAAGGTTCTTTGCAATGTAGGTTGAGTTGTATTGACGATAGATTCCCAAGTACTGATACTTGTTGTCGCGTATCCCAGTGGGTAGATTATCAATGACAGTCGGATCTACCCACGGAAGCATAGATTTGATCTGCTCTTTAGAGAGCAAGTCCCTGGTTGAAGCCTGGTCACAATCACTGAGATCCCGCTTCGTGAAATAGGGATCAAGCATCAGCGCGTTGAATGGCTTCCAATACATTTTGATGTCGCCATTCACTTTGTCCCTTGAATAGTCCATGTAGAGTCCGATTATTGATAAACCGGTCTTAAGACTATGCTCAAAGGCTTCGGAGATTATGTAGTCGGCGTTAGCCTTCTCATACACGTAGTACAGTATGTCGGAGAACTGGTCTGCTGTTTGAACGTCTGATCCCTCAACAGGGGCGCAAACTGTGGCAGTTCGGTTTTCTCTTTCGTAGCCAGAATAGAGGTTTACAACGCGTCTGATCTTGTTTAGTTCCAAGATCATTCTATTTTGTCTCTCTAACTTGGTCTTCTCTAGATTAGTCCAGTTATCTCCGGCATATGCTCGTAAATCTCTATAGGCAGCAGCGTAGTACACTCCCCACGTGCGATACGCATCGTAGAAGAATTGGGTGAACTGAAACACCTTCTCATTGTTAGTACCTGTCGCTACATATCCTGACATTTGATCTCAAATATTTACTTGACACTCAGGTCAAAATTTTTTTAGAGCCACTCTTTTCTCATGCGTGCCCACTCTTCAGCAGACATACCCGCACTTGATCCCGTTCTTTGCACTGCTTCAGCGCAGTAGATGAGAGCCTTAGATCCGTGAGAGGCCCAGTCGTGGTAGCTCTTCTCTCGGTAACATCCCAGTTTCTCATTCCATTCCTTCCTGAAGCTTTCTACGGCTTTCACACCGCGTTCGCATTTACTCTGGTCAAAAAAGAATCTCGGAAGCATACTGCGGAGACATTCAATACCGAACATTTCGTTGGTATCACGAGGAAGTATGTCTATTTTAAGACCTAATCCCCTGGCTATGTCCGCAAAAGACTTGCCTGATCCTTTCTCTCTTGAAGCTGCATCATGTGGTAAAAAGTGCTTTTCGAAGATGTACGGCTTACTTTTTAACCACTTAACGTAATGTGCTAGAGCTTCATCACTGTTTTCATAGTAGTCAATGCAGTGAACCTCTTTTCCGACTAGTTGAAAGACCCAGATGGCACATGAATCCCCGATCCCAATATCCCAAGCAGTGTAGGTCTTTGCATTTTCATCGTATGGTAGGTGACATATTCTTCTTTCCTGTCTGGCTATAGAGATCATCTTAGCAAAGTAGTACCCCTCGTTAGCCGTTTCAAAGGCTTCCTCGGGAGTTGAGGGGTATTCCCTCTTCATGTACTCACCTTGTGTCAGCATTTTCTTTACATACCATGCTTTTTGCTCAGAAGTTAAAATAATGTCTTTACTTTCTAATACCTCAAAATAGTCTGACATGTCTTTACTTATCAAGACATTTTTTGAATCTAAGACATAATCTGGATGTTGCCACCAAGGAAAGAACCAAAGCTTCCAATCTAAAGTACCTAAACTAAGCTTTGCATCTTCCATCGCCTGAGCGGACTTACATAGGTTAAAGAAATGACCTTCCCTTCCCCTTGCTGTGGACTCAATGCATACGAATTGTCCAGCTTGCACCGCGTTGAGTGCTCCTGAAATAATCTCGTTAGCCTTGGTAGGATTCTCCTGACAGACCTTCGCAAACTCGGTGATGTGAAGTAGTTGGAGAGTTCCACCGCGCAAACTGGTGGCGACTCTGAATACGGAACCGTTGGCAAAACGCATCTCGTGAACGTTGTCCCGATATGCGTGGCACATGTCTCTAACGAACTGTGGCAGATTGTCATAAGCAAACTTTACCTTATCTACGAAGATTTCTCTTGCAATGTCTTTATTATCAGCTACAATAGCTGCATTCGTGTTGGGCTGGAACAAGCAGTAGTCTAGAAACAGGAGAGCATGGAAAGTGGTGATTCCAAGCTGTCGTGCTTTCAAGACGATGTTCAAGTTGTGAGGACGAAGTAAAGTTTTCTGTGCCCAATTGGGGGCAAAATCTACTACGTTCCCCTCTTTGTCTTTGATCTTATATAGGTTTGATAGCCTCCACTCCTGGTTGCCCAGAAGTCGGAAAGCATCATCTTGGGATAAACTCATTTACGCCTATGCTCTTCACAAGTTGTAGTTAGCCAATGTTTTGAATGGTCTATGGAACCTGGTTTACCGCAATACTCACATGTCCTAGAGCTACGATCTTCGTACTCATAGATCAGCTCTTCCATCTCATCTGTAGAGCAATGCATGTAAAATCTAAGGGTTCCATACTTCTCTTTCACTTGAGAAGCAGAACAACTGCTACCATATTCATCGGGTGTTATTGCCTGAACTAGAGGGTAAAGCTTTTCGCTCAGCTCACGGATTAGTTCATACCATCCGTCGCCACATTCAAATCCAAAACCCATCGCAGAAGACCGAATATCGGCCTTACTGTCGTAAAGTAAAGGGAAGTCGTTAAATAGCTTTTCTTCTAGTTCCTGTTTCATAGCCTTGTTTTATCAACTAAAATATTTACTTTACAACGTTTTTTTAAGAGGAGAATAAATAAACTTTGCTTTAGAAACATACATGGTGATATAGTTCACGCTAAATAGAGGGCTATATGATAGTGGACTGCGTAAGTGATTTGCATGGATTCCTCCCCAAAATGGATGGGGGAGACCTATTGATTGTAGCTGGAGATCTAACAGCTAGGGACACTGAATACCAGCACGATGATTTTTTCGTATGGCTTAACAATCAAGCCTACACAAAGAAGATATTTATCGCTGGGAATCATGATAACTACCTTGAGAAGAACAATGAAAAGTTCCTTAAGACTTTAGAGAAGTCTGACCTAGAGTATCTATGCGACTCAGGCACAGAGTTCCAAGGAGTCAAGATTTGGGGGTCACCCTGGACTCGAACTTTTCCTGGGATGAATCCACATTGCAAAGCTTTCACTTACGATACCGAGAAAGAGTTGTCTGAGAAGTGGATGTTGATTCCTACGGACACTAACATTCTTATCACCCATTCCCCTTCCTTTGGAAACTATGACTGGGTGAAGAATCCAGATGGAACCGTTGGCCCTTCTGTTGGAAGTCTATTGCTATGGATGTGGATGCTGACTATGATCCCTCACCTAAAATTGCATGTGACAGGTCATATCCATGAGGCGTACGGTAATTCCGTACATCCAAATGGCATTCACCTTGTAAATGCGAGTCATGTTAATGAGAGATATAAACCAGTGAACAAACCAGTACGGATTATCCTATGACTAAACCTGCTCCTGTTTCTAGTTCCTACATGGAACTATGCTTCCACGTAGATGGAGGCCAAAATCTTTACCTTAGAGTTCCAACTGTGTGGGATGATAGACGAAAACTTTGGATCGGCTTCGTTAAAACCCCCAAGACTCAACGATTGATACATGGGGAGGGTAAAGATAGCCATGAGCTACAAAACTCGTTTAACAAGGCAATAGCGACGATTTGGGAGAAAGGCGAAGATTTAGCCGATGAAGTGTTCTCTCTTTTCCAACCATTATCATACTGGGATGAGATGCATGCTTCCAACTAAGCTTTACCACTATTCTGCTCAGCCTTTGAAGAAACTTAGACAAGATTTCCACGATATGCACTGGGCTCGGATTCCTATCTTTCAGAAGCCACATGGATTCTGGATCAGCGTAGAGGACTATCCTGAAGATCAGAACTGGTACTCTTGGTGTGAAGGAGAAGAGTTTAGACCTGAATGTCTTGAGCATCGGTATCATGTGATCCTGAAGAAGAAGGCTAAGATCCTTCATCTCAAGAACGCAGAAGAACTTGAAGCTTTTAGCCTGAAATATGCATCCAATGATCCGGAGGACTTCAATAAGAAGTTCCCGATGGAATACATGGACAATCTGACCGGATATGTAAGAAAACCTTACATTTACTTGATAGACTGGCAAACAGTGATGAAAGAGTATGACGGTATAATCATAGC